GTAAACGAAGCAAATCCTTGCCATTGTCCTTCTAGTATAGCTACTGTAGTAATATTACTTCCTGACTCATAATATGGAGGTATATCAGTTTGATATGTATAATCATATCCAATATCAAAGTAATAATTTTGATCTGCAATATATGCATTTCCATACTGATCTACTAATGATATTTTCCAAGTTTCAAAACTGTTATAGTTACCTTGACAATTTAATTCAGAATAAGGAAGAATTGTAGTATTCCAACAAGCTAAGTAAGGAAGACTTTGAGGTTGTATAGTTTGATATGGTGGACATCTATTTTCACTATATGTAGAATAAGGACTTGATGTAGTATTTACACGATAGTATGTATCAATAAATGATCTAGTAGCAATTTGATTTCCAGTAGGAGCAGTCAATCCTGTTACTGGAACTAACATTGTTGTTAGATCTGTATATGTTACTAAAGCATTATTTGTTTGCATTATTTCAATTTAGCTTCTAATTCAGCAATACGTTTTTCTAATTGTGCAATCTTCCAGCTATGTACTTGTGTATAATCCACTACTAAGAAGCCATCTTCTTTTTCTTCTACAGCATCAGGTAATACACTCTGTACTTCTTGTGCAATATATCCCCAATGAGTTTTATTATCTTTTTCTTCATCTTTCCAAGTGAATGCTACAGTTTCTAAATTATTTGATGGAATGACTGTAATTATATCTTTAACTCTTAGATCAGAGTTTTGATAAAAAGCATCTGCATATATTGAGTTACCACTTACATATACACTTGAATTTGTGTATCCAGAGTTAGAGTTAGTACATATAACTATTGCTCCTGCAGTAGCTGGAGAGATAGATGTAAATCCAGGACCAGTTGGACCAGTAGGACCAGTAGGACCAGTTGCTCCTTGTGGACCTTGGGGACCAGTAGGACCAGGTCCTCCTGTTGCTCCTTGAGGTCCTGTAGCTCCCTGTGGTCCTTGAGGACCAGGTCCCCCTGGTGCTCCTGTTGGACCAGGACCTCCTGTAGGACCTTGTGGTCCAGTAGCTCCTTGTAGACCTTGTGGACCTTGAGGGCCAGGAGCACCTGGAGCACCTGAAGAACCTGGAGTACCAGTAAGGCCAGATGTGCCAGCTGTTCCTGTACTAGTTCCTGCTGTAGCTGATGTACCAGAACTAGCTGATGTACCTGCTGTACCTGATGTACCTGATGGTCCAATAGAACCAGAAGTACCACTTGTTCCATTACCACCAGCAGCACCAAATAAGTTTACAGCCCAAGCTGCATATGTTCCTGCACCCACTGTAGTGGTAACGTTAACCACCATAACACCTGTACCACTATTGTAAGAGGTAACAGATCCTTGCATTGTATTACTTACATCATATACTATGATGACTGTCTGTGCAACACTATAAGCTAATCCTGTACCAACAGTTAATGTTCTAGCACCAGTTCCTATTAATAAAGATGTAACAGAAGATGTTAAATATCTATCTCCATCTAAACCAGCTGTACCAGAAGTACCTGCTGGTCCTATTGAACCTGATGTACCAGACGTACCCATTGTACCATCTGCAGCAGATGTACCTGAAGTTGCAGAACTTCCTGAACTTCCAGAAAGACCAGAAGAACCAGATGTACCATTAGTTCCACTTAAACCAGCAGAATCTGATGTACCATTAGAACCTTCTCTACCAGAACTTCCAGATGTTCCACTAGAACCAGTGTCACCACTTGTACCAGATGAACCAGCAGCACCACTAGCACCTGAACTACCTGAAGTACCAGATGAACCACCAGGTCCTGTTGCACCTGAACTTCCAGATGTACCAGCAGTGCCTGTACGACCACTAGAACCAGAAGTTCCAGAGGTACCATTAAGACCAACAACACCATTACAAAGAGCATCATCTATTTTTGATAGAGCACAGTCTAAGTTATCTCCAGTGTGAATTCCTGAACAAGGAAGGTTTGGTCCATTATATATAACATTACCTGCTGTGGTTTCACAAGGAAATGAACCACAGTTTTGGTTAGGTTGATAGTAAGCATTGTAACAAGGATCTCCAGGATTGCAAGCCATTTTATAATTAGTTTAATAAGATTAAGGAATATACATAATATAATATGCAGCTATAACAGGTTGAATATTTGCGTGAGCTGCCCCATCACCTGTATTAGCATTTGTAACACTTGTACTTACAGCAACAGAAAGATCTACAGAAGATGTAGTTAGAGTTGTAGGATCACCTCGTCTAGCAGAGTTTCCATTTCCTCCAGAACCAGTAACTCCTGCTACAGTGTGACTATGGGGATTTGGAGAAATAGTAGCTGTAGATGTAGCAATTGCAGCATGTGAGTGAGAAGGCATCTGTGATGCAATAAGCGTCACTGTATTTGCTCCACCTGTATTAAATATTGCATAGTTTGGATTACCAGGATTTGCAGGATTAACTGCAGCATCTAATGGACCACCTGGAACATTTTGAATAGCTCCAACACCAACACGTCCTCTTTTATCAGGAGTGCCATTTAAGCCATTGCATAGATTTACCTTATAGAACCCAGCAGAATTTAAACCTGCACCTGTTCCATCAAAGTTAGTTAATGATCCATAGTATTCATATGCTACATATGGAACCATTTTTAAATTTTGTTGGTTTGAACCACCACCACTTTGACTAGCTATATAAGCTGCAATCAAAGCATCTAAGTCTGCTAGCTTAACATAGTTTGTATCTACATCAAGTGTAAGAGCAGCAAGATCAGTGACAGTTAGACAAAGCTTATTTATAATAGCTTGGACAATAGCATGGGTGTCAGAAGAAGCAGTTACCCCTGTAAGACAATCAATTGCATAATCAGCATTTAGTATAGTTAATATATCATCAATAGTAAATACTTGTGCTTGTAAGCTACATATAGCTGATACTGTAGCAGTAAATAACTCTTGAGTGTTTGGTGTATGAGCAGGTAAATATAAATCAACTATAGGACAAGATATATTTAATGCAATAGCATCTCCTTCTCCTGATAATAAAGGAACCAAAGCATTCATTATGGCTTGTTCAACAGAAACTAAATTGTCTCCTGTTTCAACACCTAGTGCCTCATAGTTTATACCTGTATATCTAACACATTCATCAGATACTGTCTGAACACATCCATTATAACAACTTTCGCAAGACATGGTTTAATTTATTTATGAATTAACACTTTAACTCTACTTACCACCTGAGAGGTAGTGGGAAGACCACACACCATAGCATAGGTGGGAGTACAAAGTCTATATGTTAATATTTGTTTGTAATGTAATAAATCATCAATTATCTCTCCAGGAATATAATTGTTCATGGAGAAGATAATATTATTATACTGGCGATTTGCCCAGTAAGTTAATCTTTCATCAATTTGTAATAGTGTAGCAGGAATGCTAGCATCAACTACACAATCTGTTAATCTTGGTGATAACATCTTTTATTCTTTTTGTAGCAGTTTTAAGTTTGTTGTTGCATGCTGAACATAGGCCATTAATTAATTGACAGCCACAGCCCACCTTCATACCACATCCTCTACAGTTTGCCATATTAAGGGAAATTAATTATATAGTTGTTTCCTGTACAACCACATTGGTTTGCAATAAAATAATCCAATTGTCTATTTGCTTGGATATATAATTTATTGGCTGTATCAATAGCACAGTTATTAGCTGCTGCTATAGAGCCTTGAATCATATACCAAATACTATTCAATACTACTTTTGACTGGGTTCTTATAGCTGAATCACATTCCATCATGTCAAGCTTCATAAACGCACCATCAAACTTTTCTTGAATAAGTTCAGTACGCATAATGTTCTTCTCTACAAAGTTTGTAGTAGCTGGGGCAACTGAATATTTCATGAAATATATTCCATCAGGCAATGGTGTCACTGCTGGGAATGTACTTAGTCCTAAAATAATTGAGTTGTAAACATTAAAGCTATTCACATTAAATGGAATAGAAACAGGTGTAGGAAAACCAGGAACAGTAATTTGCATAGTAGCAGCACTAACATTAGGTGGATCTGTATCATAAACAGATATATCAGCCACACCAAGTGTTTGTGTGTTATATGTGTTGATTACTAAAAAATCTAATATCATGGTTTTTTATAATAAAAATGCCAGAGGATTTGAGATATCCTCTCACCCTCTGGCATAGGTTAATATGATGCTACTTTTATTCTTAAGGAATCAAAGTAGTTGTTGTTGAAGTACTAGGCCATACAGTAGTTGTAGTACTAGTAGTTGTGATACAAGCAGTATCTCCAGCTACAGCTCCTAAAGCAGCTACTAAGATAGCTTCAATTGCAGATGTTTCACCTTCAGGAACAGCAATAATTGCCATGCTATCTTCCATGATGTAATCACCCCATTGGTAAGCACTCTTATCATACTCATTGAATTTGATGTAATACAAATCATAGATTGTACCATCAGTTACCCAAGACTCAAAGTTCTCGTTGTAACCATTCATTCTGTAAAGATGCTTTAAGTAACCAGCTTGGTAAC